AGTCGAAACGGAAGCACGCCGTGCGCAGCGCGCAGCCAACATGCGCGCGGCAAACGCATCGGCGCAAGAGATTGGCAGCATTCCTGCGCCTGCGGATCCTGAACGCAGGGCAATGTGCAAGGCATCATTTAGGGCATTCTGCCTGACATACTTCCCACAAGCCTTTTACCTTGGATTTTCCAAAGACCATGACGAGCTTATCCAGCGTATGGAAGAAACTGCGGATGTTGGTGGCCTTGTGGCTTTTGCGCTGCCGCGCGGAAGCGGCAAAACCACCATATCAATCAAGCTCGCCGAATGGGTGCTACTCACAGGACGGCGCAAGTTTTTGGCATTGATTGGCGCATCGGAACAAAAAGCCGATGCCTTGCTTAATGGCATCAAAACAGACTTCATGCACAATGAAATGCTGATAGCTGACTTTCCTGAAGTCTGCTACCCGCTGTCCAGGCTTGAAGGCGAGCCACGAAGGGCGTCAGGACAGACCGTTGACGGCGTGCGGACATGCTCGATTATTTCGGCTGGCAAGCTGGTGCTGCCAACCATTGCGGGAAGCGTGGCCAGCGGTTCAATTGTGGCGCAGGCCGGAATCACGGGTGCAATCCGTGGCCTTCAACACACAACCAAAGACGGACGCATCTTGCGGCCTGACTTCGTGCTGATTGACGATCCGCAATCCAACGAATCCGCGCACAGCCCAAGCCAAACGCTGCAAAGGCTCGCGGTAATCAATGGCGACATATTGGGTCTGTCAGGCCCAGGCGTCAAGATTGCAGGATTTTGCCCGTGCACGGTCATTTGCAAGGATGATTTGGCAGACCGGATGTTTGACACTGTGCAATCACCAGAATGGCGCGGAATTCGCAAGCGGTTGGTGGAAAAGATGCCTGAGAACATGGAATTGTGGGAGCAATACCGTGCATTGCGTGACGAGGATATGCGCCTTGGCCGTGGCGACAAAGGCGAGGCTCGCTCTTTTTACATTGCCAATCGCGCGGATATGGACGCCGGTTCGGTGGTCAATTGGGAAGAGCGCAAATCACCGTCCGATGTGTCGGCATTGCAGGCGGCCATGCACCTGTTATTCCGTGACGCATCATCTTTTTGGTCTGAGTACCAAAATGCGCCAATTGTGGCGGATGTTGCGTCTAAGTATTTGCAGGCGTCCGATGTGCTCAAAAACACTAATGGCCATAAGCGTGGCGTGGTGCCTGACGGTTGCACACATATCACGGCGGCTGTCGATGTGCAGGGAACCGTGCTTTATTGGACGGTCATGGCTTGGGAAGAAAACATGACTGGATATGTTTTGGATTATGGCGTGTATCCTCAACAGCGCGGACGGTCGCTTGCTTTGGATGATTGCAAAACGACGCTCATTGACCAATTTCCAGGAAAAGGAAAACTCGGCGCCATCCATGCCGGCATCAAGGCATTGGCTGGATCACTTGTAGAAAAAAAATGGCCTGTTAATGACGGCTCGGAGATGAAAGCATCGCTTGTTTTGGTGGACAGCGGTTTTGAGACTTCGACCGTCTTTGACGCCATCCAGCAGCTAAACAGCGTCAATGTGCTTCCTTGGAAGGGCGTTGCATGCAAGGCTACCGGAAAGCCTATTTCAGAATGGCGGCGCGACCGTGGCGCACGATTCGGCCCAGGATGGCTGATACCCAAGGCCAAGGGTCGCGCGTTGCGCCTTGTCATTGCTGACGCTTGGGAGGCAAAGACCCGTCTAATCGAAGGTCTGGCAACGGCCATCGGCGACCCCGGAAGCGTATCGGTATATTCATTGCAGGCTGGCTTTAAGCATGATGAGTATGCGGCACAATTGACCGCCAACACGCCAAAAGAAGTGTCATGTGGGAGCCGGACGGTAATCGAATACCGGGTGCGGCCTGGGTGTGACGACCATTTGGGAGACACTACGTCCATGTGTATGGTGGCAGCATCAATATGCGGCTGCCGGCCAATAATGCGAATTGAAACAGGCACGCTTGACGCTGGCATAACGCCAAGGCAAGAGCAAACGCCAACCCTTGCTGACAACTTGGGGCAGGTTGAGCGCAAGGTCATAACCATGCCGGATGAATGGAGTTCATAATGTTCGATTATTTGGATCGTAAGACTGGAAAGCCATTCCAGCCAGACAATGAAAGCAAAGAGCCTGTGCGCTGCAAGGAATGCGGTTGCCGCCATATCGTGGATGGTCGGTGTCGGCATTGCGGCACATCTGTTTTCCGCGCAGGAGCGTTGAAAAAATCAAAATAACTCTTACCCTTGAACCATGGCCACAACGCAGGAACAAATTACCGCTATCGAGACGGCCCTTGCATCAGGTCGCACCTCCGTCACGATTGACGGCCAAACGGTGCAATGGTCGCTTTCCGAAATGCGCAAGCAGCTCAACTATCTTTTGGCCAAACAAGCCAATGCAGCTGCATCTTCTTCTTCCATCAATATCCCTGGAATTCGTCTTTTTGGCATTGTTTCCAGCAACGGAAGGGGCGAATAATGGGAGTCATAGACCGCATCAAATCTGTTTTTAAGCCAGAAGTATCGGCAAAATATGACGCCGCTGGTTTTTCGCGTCAAACTGTTGAGCATTGGCTTGACGCTGACGCATTGTCTGCTGTTGCAGCCAATTCGCCGGATGTGCGCAAGAAACTGCGCGACCGTTGCCGTTACGAGGTCGCCAACAATTCTTATGCGTCCGGCATTGAGCAGGTACTTGTAAATGACATCGTTGGAAGTGGCGCACGCTTGCAGGTAACCGATTCAGACCGTGCATTGGCGCGCACGATTGAAGATAAATTCGGACAATGGTGCAAGGCTGTTGATTTGGCCGAAAAACATCGCGTAAAGCACGCCGCCGAGTTTCATGATGGCGAATCTTTTACGGTCATGGGCACGCTTCAAGACCTGCCTACCGCCGTCAAACTTGACATTGTTTTGGTTGAATCAGAACAGGTAAGCGCTGCCGGAACAACTAATTTTGACGCAATGTATTTTGGCGATGGCGTTGCGGTAAACAATTTCGGTGTGCCGGTTAAATACCGCATTCTTGATCAACACCCAGGCGGACCGCTTGGTGGATTGGCTGTCGGAAATTACGGCTGGAAAGATTATGACGCCAAGTATGTGATGCACTGTTTCCGCGCTACACGGCCTGGCCAGCTGCGCGGCATTCCGCAAATCACCGCTGCTCTGCCGCTTTTTGCGCAACTTCGCCGATACACATTGTCCGTCCTTACTGCCAGTGAATCGGCCAGCGACATGGCCACATTCATCAAAACGACGCAGGGAGACAATTACGACCAAGCCAGCTTGACGGCTTTCCAGTCTCGCAAAATTCCTCGCGGAATGCTGACTGTTTTGCCAGAAGGCTACGATATTGGCCAGCTCGATGCTAAACAGCCAATAACGACTTATGCACAATTTAAGGCTGAAATTTTGAAAGAAGTCGCGCGTTGCGCCAATGTTCCGTTTTACATTGCGGCTGGCGACACCTCGGCTCTGAATTATTATCCGGCGCAAATGGAAGCGCAAATCTACATGCGCCGCATTGAGGTTGAACGCTCGGATGATGAATTGAAATGGCTGGATCCAATTTTTAACGCTTGGCTGTCCGAAGCCGTGCTGATTCCCGGTTATTTGCCAGAAACCGCAAAAAACTACCTTGCAAACGGCGCCCGTCATCTTTGGCGGTGGCCAGCATTTGTCCATATTGACCCTGTCAAAGAAGCCGAAGCAGCCAAGATTCGTTTGTCGACTCGCACGACAACGCTGGCGCAGGAAATGCGCGATGGTGCATACGATTGGGAAGAGGTTCTGGAACAGCAAAAGATTGAGCAAGACCGTCTGGCTGAGCTTGGTCTCAGTGACCCTTACACAAATTCCGCGCAGGGTGGTTGAATAAAAAAAAACCTTTCTTAAATTCTCATCATGTCCAATACTTTCCCTGACAACATTGTCCTTGCAGCCTCCCCAGCGGGGATGGTTTTTGCCGCAGAAGAAAGCAATTCTGAGGCATTGCTGCCAAAGTTCACGATGACCGCTTACGCTGGCGGCCCGATGGATGTCGGATATTGGCTGCCGGTGGTCATGGATTTGGAAGGCATGGATGAAGTGGTCAATCCCATTCCTGCTTTGCTCAATCACGAGCCTGATGATGTCGCCGGTCACATTGTGACGGCCACCCATGACGGCAAAACACTGACTGCAGCTGGCATTGTTTCCGGCACTTCGCAGGAAGCAATGGACATGGTTTCTACCGCTAAAAACGGCTTTCCTTGGCAGGCCAGCATCGGCGCCAAGGTCAAAAGATTTGAAGAATTGACCACGAACGCAACCGCCACCGTGAACGGCCAAGAAATCCAAGGTCCTGTCCTGATTGCACGCCAATGGACGCTGAAAGAAGTCTCTATCGTTTCGATTGGCGCGGACGCCAACACCTCCACCAAAATCTCCGCAAAGCAAAACACCTCCAAAAAGGAAACTCCCATGGCTACCGAAAACATTGATCCCATCGCTGAAGCTGCCGCTAAACATGCTCGCATTGCCGAAATCACCGCTGCTGCCAGCGGCGACTCGGAAATCATCGCCAGCGCCTTGAAGGAAGGCTGGGACATTGGCCGCGTGCAAGACCGCGTGGCTTTGAAGGCTGCCCAGAACCGTCCGGCTGCTCCGGCTGCCCACACCGGCAACGGTGGCAATGGCGCTGAACAGGCCAAGGTCATCGAAGCCTCGATGCTCATTGCCTCCGGCATGTCCGAAGCCAAGGTCGCCAAGCACTTTGATGCCAAGACCATGGAAAGCGCTGTGAGCGCCAAGAATAAGGGCTACGGCATTGGCCGCTTGGCCTATGAAGTCGCCGCGAACGCCGGTCACTCGGTTACCGGTGGCCGTTTGAACGATGAAACGATCCGCGCTGCTCTTCGCGCTGATGGCGCGGTCCAGGCCAGCGGCAGCGGTTGGAGCAATGTGACTCTGACCGGCATCCTTGGCAATGTGGCCAACAAGTCGCTTCTGGCTGGCTACGGTCTGGTGAACGACCCCTGGCGCAATTGGTGCAAGGTGGTGAGCCGCTCGGATTTCAAGTCCGCCGCTGCTTACCGTCTGGACATGACTGGCGGCTATCAGAAGGTTGCCAGCACTGGCGAATTGAAGTCTGCCAAGCTTGCCGAAACCGGTTTCACTGGTGCGCAGGTTGACACCTACGGCATGATGCTGAGCCTGAGCCGTCAGATGATCATCAACGATGACCTCGGCGCCTTTGCCCAGCTTCCCACCCAAATGGGTCGCCGCTCTGCCCAGGGCGTGCGTGACGCAATCTATGCGGCTTTGCTTGGCGCCTCTGGCACCTTCTTCGCCACCACCGGCAACAAAAACAAGCTGACTGGCAGCACCTCTGCCCTGTCGGTCACCTCGCTGGCCGCTGCCGAAGTCCTGCTTGGCAATCAGGCCGATGCCAACGGCTCGGTAATTGGTCTGACCGGCAAGACCCTGCTGGTTGGCAACGCCAATGCCGTCACCGCGCGCACCATCTACGCTTCGACCAACCTCAAGGGTTCTACCGATGCTCCCGAAGCCAACATCTTTGCTGGCAAGTATGAGCCTGCCGTGACTGCCTTGCTGACCGGCACCAGCGCTGCTTACTGGTACTTGATTGCCGACGCCATGGAATGCGCCTTGATGGAAGTGGCCTTCCTGAACGGCAACGAAGCTCCGGTGATTGAATCGGCCAGCACTGACTTTGCCACCCTTGGCGTTCAGTGGCGCATGTACCACGACTTCGGCTGCGCGTTGCAGGATCCGAAGGCTGGCGTGTTCGCGGTCGGCGCCTAATAAAAATCCATTCTCCGGCCCAATGGCCACCCCTTAGGGGGTGGCCTTAGGGCGTAAAAGACTCCCTCATTTTCCAAGGAAAAAACCACCATGGCTACCTACATCCAGCCCGGCATCCACATTGACTACACCCCTGCCTCCGATGTGACCGTTGGCAACATCATTGCCTTCGGCACCAAGGCCGCTGTTGTTGACCCCATCGCCACGGGCGGCACCACCCTGGCTGCCGGAACGCTTGGCAGCTTGTCGCTCGAAGGCGTCTACACCGTGGCGCAGAACGCTACTCCGATTGCCTACACCGCTGGCGCTCGCGTGAAGGTTGACATTGCCTTGCAGACCGTCACCTCGGCCGCTGTTGGCTCGAATGTGATTGACGCTGGCTTTGCCACCGCTGACGCTGCGGCTACCGCTGGCGGCTTGGTCTATGTCAAACTCGGCCAGTAATCCACCATGAGCCTGTTCACCGATGCGGCGACTGTCCTTTTGGGCGACCTGCAAGCGGTGGCAGGCGTGGCGGCTACTTATTCTCGCGGCGCCACCACCCTAGCCATAACAATTGTCCCAGCGCGTACACGGCAGGAATCCTTTGATAACGAAGGAACCAGCATGTACAAAACAAACAAAGATTTTCTGATTTTGAAATCAGACATTACCAGTTTGTTTCCGCCAAGGTCAGGGGATGGAATCACCATTGCAGGCGGTGAATCGTACAAGGTGGCGCCGCTTGGAAACGGAACAACTACATACGAACAAACTAATGACGAAGCTGGCAACGGCGCCATTCTGCGGATCCATGTGGTGAGAAAGACGCTATGAGTCAAATCGGAACACAAGGCGCGGCAATAGTTGCGGCTGTGATTGGCCAGGTTGCTGATACGACTTTTTCACTTACGCCAATAGACACTGTTGAGGCCTTGACTGCGCAAGCGGTGCGGGTGATACCGGTTGGCGCTGAAAAGCGCAGGCAAGATAAATGCGGTGAATTTCGCCTGTCATTCAATGCCTATGTTTACACCCCATTGCGTGGCGCTCTGACCGAAGAAAGCCATTACACCGCAATCGAGGGCGTAATGTCCGATCTTGACGGACTTAATCCTCGGACAATCATAACGGCGTCATTCATGGAATGGGAAGCCGTCAAGGGTGCGCAGGTATGCGTCACCGTAATCCAAATCTCTTTCTGAAAGCACCACCACCATGGCAACTGTGACCGGCTACGATTTCAAAGAATACTTTTCCGCGACTCCTCTCGCCACCTTTACCGCTGCCGGCGCACGCACGGCTGCCGCTGGCGCCACCTACGCTTGCGAAGTCCAGGATGTGACCATCGGGCGCGAGCGCTCGGTGATTGAGTGGCGCAATAAATGCGGCGTTGGCCAGGAATCTGGCGCGGTCAAAAAGACGATTAGCGTGACAATGACTGTCAATCCTTCCTCTACGGCTTGGGGCATTCTCAAGGATGCTTTTGACGGCAACGATACGATTTTCTTTGCCAGCTTGACGCCTGACGCTGCTGGCGATGGCATTGCCTGCAACTGCAAGGTTGCCAGCCTTGGCCAGAACCAGCCGCTTGAAGGCGCGGTGACCACCACCGTGACGCTGGTAATCCCCGACCTTGCCGAATTTGTGGAAGTTGAATAACCGTACAATAAAGGGGCACTAGCCCCTTTTTTTACAGGAAACCATGGAACCAATCAAATTCACGCTGGCCATTGCCAAGCGCATCAAAGACGCAAAAATCGACATAGGCAACGGCGTCAATTTCGACATATTCGGCAATCCGCAAGAAATGGTGCCAATTTTGTTTGATGATCCGGTTGTGCTGGCGCAGGTTTGGAAGGCCATACAAGGCGACAGGCGGCCTTTGGATGAGTATCTGGCCTCATTGGATGGCCAAGACCTTTCGGAGCACGCCTGCGCCATTCTGGACGGCCTGCCGGATTTTATGAGTCTCCCGCATCTAAAGAGGGTGATGGCCAGCCTGTACCGGGAGAAGATCCAGCGAGTAATGGCCGAGAGGAACGATGTGGCGCGGATACTGTCTGGCGGAGCATCTGGCGCGGATTCTCAATCTGCGGATACAGCGCAGACCTCTGGCAATTGACATACGGAGAGCTGTGTGCTTTGACGGAAGAGCGCATGGATTACGATTGGACATTTTCCGCAACAAATTCACTTCATACCATGATGGCGGCGCGCGTACAAAATCTAACGCTTGCCGATTTCCATCCTTTGATGAAAAAACAAAAGCCAAAGCGCAAAAATCCGCTGGCTGAATGGAGAAAGCGGTGATCAATCAAGCCGAATTCGACAAAAAGCTGTTGGCGTGGAAGATTGAGGCCATGGGCAGCATTGGCGCATATCTTCGTGCTGGCGTCATCAATTCATTGAAGGTTGGCAAAAAAATAACCATAAACAATGCCCCAACACTTGAAATGTCGCACGCCATTTCTCTCAGGGCCAAGATTGACAAAGCATTGGGAGCAACTCCAAGGCAATACAATTTGCGCGAGACATCAAAACCAGGTGCACCGCCCAGAATTTCCAGCCCAGATTCACTGTTTGCCCAAGTCATTTTCAAGGTTGCACCTGATGGGAATAGCGTAAAGGTTGGGCCAATTGGAAAAACTGACATTGTTCCCAATTTGCTTGAGCAAGGTGGGACTGCAAAGATTAAAAAATGGCCATCGGCTTACGCTCGGCTTGGCGTGGATGTGGTGACAATTGATGGCCAGCGCACATACGGGCGTGTCATGGGTCATCAAAACGGCACAATCCAATACCTGCAAATCAATCCGGCCTTGAAAAAGGCAGGCAAAAAGGGCAGCATTTTCCGTTTTATTGCTTCGCGCAAGGCCAAAATTGCTTCAACTCGCGCAATCAATGCAACGGTCAATATATTGCCAAGGCCATATTTGCAGCCTGTGTATGAAAGAGCAATCAAGTCTGCAAAATTCCAAAAACTTCTTGAAGAGGCGCGATTCTAATGTCTGAAATCGGAAAAGCCGCGATAAGCATATCAATAAAAGACTTGACGGCACCTGCGCTGGCCAAGATCAACAAAACCGTTGACGATGCGACCAAAAACCGCACGGTGAGCGTTGGCGTGCTTACTGCTGGGCGCATTGGGCCAAGCGGCGGAGGTGGCGGAATGGGTGGCGGAGCTGCCGGCGGTGGTGGCGGCGCTATGGGAGAAACTGAAAAGCAAATTTTGGAGCAAGGAAAAACAGTAATCAAAGCTGAAGCGGCTGCGCGTGTGTTGGCAGGCGCTGCAAAAGGCGTGACCCAAGGTCTGTCAGACTATCAAAATGCTTTGGACGAAGGCGTATCAAAACATGAAGCTGTTTTTATAGCATTGCAAACAACAATTAAAACATTAGTTAAATCTGTTCCTATTGTTGGAGAAATGGCCGTATCTTGGTATGAAGCAGGCCAAGGCATTGCCGTTTTTATTGGATTGCAAGAAGATTACGCAAAAAAGCTTAATGAATTGCAAGCCGAACAAGATAAAGCAAACAAGGGTGCACGGGAAAGGTCAACTGCCCGTTTGGCGGCAGAAAAAAGCATTGCTGAATTTGTAAAAGGAATTGACCGTGCTTCACGCGATAGCAATGTTGACGAGCTTGGCAAAAAACTTAATGAATTGAACGATAAGCGTGAAGCACAATTGGAAGAAGTCAATAAAGCAGTTTTGGCTAATGCTTTTTCTGCAACATCTGCGCAAGAGGCGACTAATAAAATTGAGGAAGCAACCAATAAAGAGCGTTTGCGCCTGATAAGGGAAGCAAACAATAAAGCTGCAGAAGCTGCTGCCAATGCGCAAAAGAATCTGGAAGCCATTGGCGCACGGGTTTCAGAATTGTCATTTTCTGACACTGAAACTAATTCAGATGTTGCAAAATTTGAGTCTAGGCTTAAATCGCTTGCAAAAATGCGCGATGAGGCCAAGGCCGCTGGCGGATCCATTGAAACATTGCAGGAAATTGAGAAGCAAATAGAAGCCAAGGGGAAAGAAGCTGGAAAGGCTTTGGTTGATGCCTTGGCAAAGGGCGTCCAGGACGGATTGAAAACAACGGCGCAGCGCGTGCAAGAGATTAACACTTCAACTGCAGCAATTACCATTGGCAATCAAAATCTTAGTCCTGCTGAGCTTGCAAATGCTCAAGCGGCACAAGCCAAAACTGAATTGCAGGCGCAGTTTGCCGGTGAAAATGCCGCTGTTGCCGAAGATTTTCAAAAAAGGTTGGATTTGGCCAAGGAATTGGACAAACGCACGGGCGGCGTGGCCGGCGCCGTTGCGGATGTGGAAAAAGAATTCAAGGCATTGTCTGACGCAATGTCCAAAAACCAAAAAGCGCAATTGGATTCTGTCGATGTCCAATTGAAAAAGCAACTGGCGGATCAGGAAGCGCAAAAAGCAACGAAATTGGCTGACCTTGAACAGCAAAGGGCAGGCATGCAAGGATCAATTGATGAAAAAATCAAGGCGCTAACTTACAGCGTGTCTGGATTTTCAACAACCGGAACGGCTGGCCAGCAAATGCAACAGGAAAACATCATCAAAGACCAGCTGCAAGAATTGAAAAAATCCAACGATGTGCTCGCTACAATTAACAAAAACATTGTCGCTCTTAATAGCGGCATTCCAATCCAATAAGGCAAGCCATGGCCGCAACTTCTGAAATAGATTATTTGGGCGCGCTGACAACTTCGTCCTATACCATCGGCTATATCGTGCGTGGTGCTGCGGATGAGTCGGAGGCCATCGTATCAATTCAAGACACGGCGCCACAAACTGTCAATACTGTTTCGTCTGTTGGCGGAGTGGTGGTACTTTACCTTTCTGACATTACGGTGGCAATTGATGCCAACTGCGATATCTATAAGGGCACGGTTACCTATAACACAAATCCTCCGAATGACGGTTTTTTGGAATCGACTGACAATACAATCTTGTCTTTGCAGATTTCAAGCCAACAGGTCATAAAGTATGTTTTTCCGCAAGGTGATGTGGTTTCCACAAGCGCAGGTTTTGAGAATCCAGGGAACATTCCAGAAGGGTTTCCTGTCAATGAGCCGGTTGTCAATTTCGTGGTGCGCAAAAAATACTCTTCCCTTTCCAGCGGATGGGGCACGACTTTGGCCGATAAGATTGGCATGGTCAATTCCAGCACGCTATTTGGCGCCCCTGCGCGTTGCATGATGTATATGGGCGCCAGCACTGGCGAATTCCCCGACACTGGCGGCACAATTGAGACGCAAATCGTCCACACTTACGCTTATCGCAAGTCTGACGATTCATACAATCTTGTTCCCGTTGACGGCGCAACGCCTATTGTCATCCCGTCCAAGGCTGGATGGGACATCATCAATTTCCAAAGTGGTCGAGTTCATCTTGCGGCAAATGGGACTGTTCGTCCGTCAATTATTGGCTATCAAATCATCAAACTCCCCAGCGGGAACATTGCCCCATGAACGATGTAAAAACAGGCGATAAACTGCAATTGACGGCGCCGACATGGAATGCGCACAATGCTGTGGCGCGGTGGTTTCAAATGCAGCGCCCGAATGGAACGCCAAACAATGAGCTTCCGGCACCGTCCGTCCTTGTTTCTGCGTTTGCCGATGCTGTTCTTCCGTATGGATCCGCTGTCATCATGACGCCGCCTGCTTCCCTTGGCCTGACGGATGTAAACGGCATGCATTTTTTGGAAGAATCTGCCGTGGAAATTGCAGCTTGCCAGCCTGGTAATGGTTTTTCGCCTATTGGCATTGTTTATGAATCGCCTGCGGATGATGGCCAGATTGTCGGCTCAATTCTGACTGGCGGCCTTGCTGTGGTGCGCGTTGAATCTAGCGGATATGACGCCGACCACACTCATTTGCGTTGCGGAGCTAACGGTTTGCTTAGGTCTGGACGCATTGGACGGCATAAGATAATCGGATGGCTTGACGATGTGGCTGGCGAGTATTGCAAGTTTGCCTTGGCGCAAATAAACGGCGATTTGCACAATACAGCCGATATTCTCATTGGAACACCCACGGCGCTCATTGCAGACCGCAAATGGGAATATGCGTGGACGGAAAAGGTGCAAACTGACGCAGGATGGACGGATGTGGATGGTGGAATGGACGATACCCAGACTGGATTTACAAAGGCTCTTAACCGTGCGGAAGCTGGCAATACGGCAGGTGCCACGGTGCAAGGCAATGGAGCAGATTTCAATGCAGAACCATTGATTTCTTACCCTTCGATCATCATGCGTCCTATCCGTGGCGCGTCAATCCGCGAGGCAAGATTTACAATTTCGTCTGAGGATGGGACTGTCCTGTGCGCTTTCCAAGCCGACAACGCTGTCCAAGGCCCATGCGAATAAAGCCTGATTATTGGCCTATAACCGTCCGAAATTGGGCGGTGTGCCTAAACTGCCCAAATCTAATCCGAAGCAATGACGGAACGCCTAAGCGTGTGCCTAGCGAGGCCAAAAGGCATTACACTACAAAATGCAGCGCCACAAAATGCAAAACATGTGGCAATGATGTCATGCTGGCTTTTTCGGGTGGCTGTCCTGACGCAAAATGGTAGATTTGCGCTCGTTAAAGTTCATCATTTCCACCATTGTGCGCAATGCTTCGTCCTCATCATCAAAAGACAACACGCAAGTATCTGTTTTGTCCTGATTTTCGTAGGCATTTGCGGCAATTGTGTAATCTGATGCAAGGCGCAATACTTCGGCGCGTGTGCGGTCTTTATTGACAATGCGATCAAGCGTTCGCCTGGCTTGTTCGACAGAATGGAAGCAAAACCATTTGATGCCAGCATCTGAAAAAGCATCTATAGTGGCTTTTTGCTCGTCTGTGTGGCCGTGTGTTTTTTTCTGAATAATGACAGTTTCACCAAGTGGCATTTTTGCCACAATAACCGGCATCCCGGAAATTGTTACAAAATCAATTTGGCACTGTGCTTTTGCCATTATTTCGTTAAAATCATCCATAAAATAAATTATACAGCTTTGGATTGTTGATTTTTTGACCAAAAAATGGTAAAAGGTAAAAATGATTGTCGGTATCAATCCATGCTGCTGCGGCCCAACGCCGACACCTCCGGTTTGTTGCGTGTTGCCGCCGTCATATTTGGACTTGACATCGTATGTTTGGAGCGGCTACGACTGGCAATACGAGGATGCCATTTACGACTATTCGGGCATGTTCCCCATCCCGAATCTGGCGGACTACATTCTGGCCAATCCTGACAGCCCGTATGCGGTGCCGTGCGAAGAATCACCGTTTTTCTTTCCCACCATCGGCTTTGACACCTATCGTTATCTGACCAGCACGACCATCCCGATCGGCGCGTATGCTGAGCAAACGCAGCGGATTGTGCTGCTTATCAATTGTGACGGCAACGACTTCTGCGTTAATGGCCAATGGTACTACGGCCCAGCGCAGATGTTTTTTGCGGATGAGGATTGGAATCCGGTAACCCATATTGACAATGTGCCAAAAATGGAAACCAGCGGTTGCGTTCTGCTCATGAGCAGCGACCTTGGCATCTACTGGGAACCGCCGGCCAACGCCGATTTCCTGCCCAGCTACTGGCGGTCGCATTGCCCGTCCTGCACCGGCAACGGGCGGTATTTGTTTACGGCGTGTGACGGCACGGGCGGCGGCGACATCATTGCGGAATTCCCCCTGTCGCTTGGGATTGAGCTTGGCAGCGTGTACCGTCTGACGCTCAACAGCGAATTTGAGGGCTGCTACACGGCCACCTCTGACGCCAGCGCGGAAGTACCCGTGGCGGCGGTAACGGCAGCCAGCCCACGAGAAGATTGCACAGACGGCGATTGTGCGCCTGTCGAATGCGAAGGCCCACCGTACAACTACCGGGTCGCGTACTGCATCGACCCCACCACCCCGGTCGGCTACTACCCCAGCGCGGATATCCTTGCCTTTGGCTATGTATTCCGCGAAGTCAGCACCGAATTCCCACGCTACATTGTGCTTGACTGCGAACCGTATGGGGAATTGCCGATTGTGTTCCTGCCAATGGGAATCGAGGAAACCGCATGCCCGTAACACTCCCACAATTCCAGTCAGGAGTCGCCTGCGCGGACGGCAAGCACCCCAACAGCGCGTGCAACGCCTGCCGCAAGATTGGGCCAGAATACGACCATTGGCGTCTGGCTAATGGTGGATCCGCCCAATTTGACTGTCCGCACGGCTACCAGATGGGCAAGCATGTGCAGCTGCGCGGCCTGGGTGACGCCATTGAGCGGGTGACGCAGGCGGTTGGCATCAAGCCTTGCGGCGGTTGCAAGGAGCGGCGTGATAAACTAAACGAAATAGTCCCTTTCAATTAACCCATGTCATACATTCCCTACTACGGCACGCCATCCAACACCTTTGCCGGCATTTCTCGGCCCTCCACCGCTCCGGTCGCCAGCGGTGCCTTGGCCATCTACACCTCGGACACCAACTTGGCTGACTTCGCAGCCTCGCGGGTGCCATTCTGGGACGGCGCCACGGCCTATTCGACCGTTGGCCAGCAGGTGGTCTATGACAATCAGCTCTGGGCGGTGGTGGCGGCCAGCACGGGCGTCACGCCTGGCACCGATTCGAGCAAATGGGCGCTCTTGGGCACGGGCGGAGGCGGAGGTGGATCGGTCGGTCTTTTGGGCTATTACCGCACCGACACGACCCTGACCACCACACCGACCGCTGGCAAGTTCACATGGAACGACGCGACACAGATTTCCTCCACCCATTTGTATGTCAACAAGGACGATGACCAAGGCACGGACTTGAAAGTGTTTTGGGAATTGGCTGCGACTGGCGACACCATTCTCATCCAAGACCAAAGCGACAGCGCCAACTATCAATTGTGGACTTTGACCGCAACGCCGACCTATTCCTCTGGCGTGTTTGACTTCACGGTGTCGCTGTCCACATCTGGCGGCACCGGCACGACAAACATGCCCAATAACCATCAGGTTTTTTTGTATGAGAAGCGTGCTGCGGTGCCGGCAATTCCTACCGGACAGATAGCCTTCGGCGGAACAACCGCCTTGACTTCATCGGCAGACTTCACTTTTGACAACGCCACCAGCCGCTTCATCCAAACGGCAACGGTGACGACCTCGACCGCAGCCGCGCATCGTCTGGCGGTGACTTTTGACGGCGTAGGCGAAGATATGGCCGGATATGTGTTCAACGGCACGATGGACAATTTCGGCGTCAACACAGTCTTTGCCAAGTGGCAGACCAATGACGGCATCATCAGGGCGCAGATTAAATATGACGGCTCGGCGTCATTCGGCGTCAATTCCAAGCTGGCGTGGGGCGATGGCGAGGGCGGCATTTTGGCGCTTGGTACGCCAATTTATGAGCCAACACTTAGCCCGACACCGGGCAACATGGCAATGTGGTTCAAGGCGTCCACAGGTCGTATCCGCACCATTTCCGGCACGGGCAACACGGTGTCCGATGTGGCTTACACCAGCGACCTTGCCAGTTATATTCCGACCAGTCAAAAAGGCGCGGCCAATGGCGTTGCGCCGCTTGATTCAGGCGCAAAAATCAGCACTACCTATTTGCCAGATGCGGTGCTGGGCGCGGTCAAGTATCAAGGCACTTGGGATGCCAGCACCAACACCCCTACGCTTGCCAACCCGCCGACCAGCGCGGATGCCGGGCACTATTACATTGTCTCAACGGGCGGCACTTTTGCAGGCATTACCTTCTCGGTAGGCGACTGGATTATCGACAACGGCGGCACATGGGCCAAGGTGGACAACACCGATACCGTGGTGTCCGTCTTTGGGCGCATCGGCACCATCCTGGCCAATGCCGGCGATTATGCGGCCAGCCAAGTCACCAACGACAGCGGCGTGAGCGGCACTTATGTGGATGACGCTTTGGACAATCTTTCAACCGCCATTGGCCTTAAAGCACCAATTGCCAGCCCGACCTTTACAGGCACGGTAACTATTCCCGCAGGCGCAAGCATCAGCGGTTACGCCACAACCGCCAGCTTGGTCAAGGGCGCTACCTCAAACCAGATCCAAAAGGGCAATGCGGCAGGCTCATACGCTGCCATCACCAGCACCTATTCGGTGGCCACGAGTGACGCCAATGCCTATTTGCAGATCGGCTCAGGCACCTTCACCGTTACCATCCCGTGCGACACCTTGGGAGCGGCGCTTGAAGCAAATTCGTGCATGATGATTCCGTGGCGCAAGATTGGCACGGGAACCACGACATTCGCCGTCAGCGGATCCGGCGCAAGCCTGACGCTGCTAGGCGGCGGCACCTTGGGCACGGCCACCACAGGCATGGGGCGTCATCTGCATCGAGTCCACCACCTTGGCCACCATCACCGGAACGCTCTAATGTACATTCCGATTTACAGCATGATGTCCAGCCAGATTCGCACTTATCGGTGGGACTTGGCGGTAACAACTGGCATTCAGGACGGGCAAGGCACTTGGAACACGACCAACACCTATTTCAGCAATGACAACGGCGCCACCCGCATCGCTTGGGTGCCGGGAAGCATTGCCCAGTTTGGCGGTGGTTCAAGCGGCACGGCAGGCGGCAACATTGTTACCGGGACGCAAACCTGCACCGGCCTCATTTTCAACACCCCGTTTGCGGGGGCGTACACCTTTGGCGGTGGCACCATTGCTTTCATTGGTGCGTCATTCATCGAATGCAATTCCGCCACTGGCATGACTGGTTCTGGCGTATTAAGTGGTGATACTATTACGGTGCGCGGTACGGCCACATTTACGATTGCAGGAGCATCTACCCCAAACACCATGACAACGCTAAATGTAACTTCTGGTGCAACTGTTACCTTTACGCTTGGCTTTACAACAAAATTGCCGACTTCAAGTCTTATTGTTGGCGGTACTGTCAATTTTTCACAATCAACATCTGCTGCAACAATTAGTTGCGTTATTTCTGGAAGTGGAACAATTGCTTCATCCAATACCACTACCAACCCGCTTATAGTTTTGGGAGACAATACTTTTACCGGAACATGGACGCATTCTGGCACTGGTACTTTGCAAATTGGAAACAGCACATCTACGCCAAGCAATATTGGTGCATGTTCTGTCGTGCTTAGTGGCGGCACTATGCTTTTTGCTCGTGCAACTTCTTGGACTTTATCCGCCAGTGTTAGCGGGGTAGGTACTGCTACTGTCAGTCTAGGCGATATTACTTTGACCGGCGCATGGACGGCGGGTGCCATCTCGCTGACATCCGGCACCACAATCCGCATTGGTGCAGGCGGCACGGTTGGCTCATGCTCTGCCAATTTGTCCAACGCTGGCGCCAAGGTATTCAACCGCAGCAACGATTACACCTACCCCGGCGTCATTAGCGGAGCAGGCGCAGTAACGCATTCAGGCACCGGCACTTTGACTTTTTCGGCCAACCAGACCTACACCGGCACAACCACCATTAGCGCAGGCCCATTGCGCCTTGGTGGTACGCTGGCGGCAACGGCCATCACCGTGGCAAATACCACCGGCGCGTCTATTGGCGCAAGTACAGCGGCTACCCGCACCATTGCAGGCTCGGTCACCTTTGCCGGATCCAACGCCGCTTTGGATGTCCAGACCAACGGCACGACCGTTGCCAGCCGCTTGACGGTCACGGGCGGCGTGGTCAGGGGCGGCGCCAAGGTCAATGTCTTAGGTGCGCTTAATGCCGGGTCATACATTATAATTTCCGGCGCCTCCGGCTCATCGTCTGGCGCCGAATTCACAATCGGAACCAACCTAAGCGGACGGACTTGCACATTTTCAACCGTGTCTGGCGTAACGACCATGACCGCCACCTAATAATCACCATGCCACAAAACGCCATCACGCTCGATTACCCTGCAATTGCCGCCATTGGTTCGGGCTTGCTGGGTTCAATTGTCGCATTTGTTCTTTGGCTCTGGCATCATTTTAAGAAGACGGACAGCGAAAAGGATGCTCGTTTGCAGCGTCTAGAAGAGCGCATGGACATGCTGGAAAAGGCCATATCTGGCCAGTCGCAGTTTGTCAGCGCCGTGGTGGGCGCGTCCAGGGCGTCCGACAGCGTAGCCTCAAAAGTCATCCACGACCTCCACAAGCAGTACAAGCCGACCGACCGCACCGGAACCTACCATCCCATCCAAGGGGAATAAATGTCATACCACCACTATGGCCGCAAACGCCGCAGGCATCGGAAAAATCCGATACAGGCGGCTTTTGTTTTGACTTGCCTGACCATTGCCATCATCTTGGCATTTTTAGTCGCTTTGGGATGCCAGTCGCATGTGGTCAATGAACGCAATTGGAAAACATTGGAGAATGTCGAGGATACGCTTGCCGAAGGCGCAAACACAGGCAAAGGATTGACACCTGCCGAATGCGCGGACACGGCGGAAGTCATGGGCGCGGCAATGGACGACAGCCCAACGGTATTTAATCAAGTCAAGGTAGGCATTGACACGGCAGGCGGACTATTGCCGGCACCGTGGGGGATGATTTTGACTACGGTCAGCGGATTGGTGACGGTAGCTGGCGGTTATGCGGCCAAGCGCAGGGTTTGGGATATTCCAAACGAAATTACCAAGGCGGAAGAAGTAGCGGAAATTGACCCCACATTGGGCAAGGTGGGAAGCATCAATTATGACGATCCAAAAACCAAGGCATTTTTTAAGCGCCAATTGTCCGCAGCGGCTTTCCACAAGCTTTATCCGCACGGTTAAGGTAGTCAAGCTCTTGCGCTGCCGGCGACAGCCAGCGCATGAGGATAGGCGGCGTGGTGCGCGGAACCGGCCAAGGCTTTTCCGAACCCTCGAAGCAATCCCGCAGGGCCAGGCCCTTGAACCGGCGGTTCTGCACGCGACCGTAGGGGATGCCCATGTACTCGCACGCCTTGCGGATTGATTCAAAGGCAATCGCGGCGGATCCTTCTCCGATGACCACCTTGCAGCCTGCCGGCACATTGGTATGTTTGCCTACTTCAAGCCGGTAGCGCAACGCGCCCCTAGTGAGGCCGGTCGCAAGGCAAGCCTCGTGCATCGAGTCGTATTTGACGCCACCATACTCCACGGTGCCCTTCAACCTGCCAGGCCAACGGCAGGCGTCCAGCGGGATACCGGATTTGAGGCGTTCGCACAAGGTGCTATCTGGCAGTCCAAGCGCACGAGCAGCGTGGCCTCGGCTGGGGTAGGTGACGCCGTTAAAGGTAACCGGCTTTCTCGCCTTTTCGCGGGTGATACCGACCTTGGCGTCTAGTGGCAGGCCTTTGCGGAATCGGGTGTATGCGGTCTTGGCGGAAATGCCCAAGGCTTTTGCAGCGGCGGGGATTGAGGGGTAGCCGTCAATCTTGTACTTCAGCATACCGGCACCTCCATCGCCGCCTCGACCAGCGCGTGAAGCAGGGTCGAGCCCCTGCCGCTGCTGCGCCAGTCGTGGACATACCAACGCTCATTGACGCAGGTGACGGTCTTGGCATTTCCTTTGCGGCAAAGCCATTCGAATATGTGGCCAGTTAAAGTCTTGTAAGCGTGTTCGTTTGTTACGGACGCACCGACAAAATCTTTCAAGTGCCAAAATGAATCTTGCGGGTCTGTCGGAATGTTAAAAAATTCAATCTCGTCCGGCTTTGCGCTCGGGTGCTTGGCGTACAGTGGCGCGGTGAGGTCGTGGAGTTCTTTGGCTGTCATTTGGGTTCCTTCTGTTTCAATCGGTTAAAAAGTATTTCAAGCCTATCTGCAACGCATTTCATCTTGACGCTCGCGTACATGCAGGCAAGGCTATCCGGGTTTTTGCTGGTGCAATAGTCCGCCTCATCGCGCAGGCCATCAATGTCGTCTTGCAAGTATTTTAGTTGGGCTTTGGTTGGGGTCATTTGCTAGCCTCCTTCTTCGGCCTTCCACCCTTCTTCCCATTCTCCCTAGCCGCCTTCGCCTTCTTTTCGCTTTTGATTCGCCCAAGGGCGATCGCATTTTTGTTTTTCATTTTTCTCCGAGTAATTTGAGGGCATCATCAGGCGTGCGGCACACGCCGCATACGCCACCGTCATTTGTAAGCACAGTCCTAAACCTCTCCTGCGATTCGCGTTCCTTGCCGGTCGCGGTTTTCATTTCCAGCCCGACAAACTGCGCCATATCGCGCCCCACCATGTCCTGAGTTATCCGCACCTTGCGCCACCCGCAAAAGTCGCTCGTGCCTGCCGTGGCACCCTTCATGCGGTACAGCTGGCCACCGGGATGGGTGCATGCCCACCATTGGCCGGATTGGACGCGAAAGAGCTTGACGCCGGTGCTGGCGATGGCGTTGAGAATATTGTCGGTGGATTCGGATTCCTTAGCGCCCACGGATTCCCCTTCCTTTCATGACATGCCTAGCCCATGCTTCGGGCACTTTATAGCCTTTTCGCCTGCCAAGCGCGACCAGCTCCTCGTATGACTTGGCTGCGCTGCGCTCACGCTTAAACGCCACCTTCTCCGCCTGCGCCTGAGCTTCTTGTATTTCAACAAGCTCCCCCGGCGTGAGCGGTATGGCGCGGTCTTGCACCGGCACCTCGTAAAAGCAATGGGCGCAATGCGTGCATGGCCTGGCGGTCATGCCCCAGCATTTGGGGCAGGAATATGGGCTAATGGTGTCCTTTGGATCCGCAGCGTTGGCCTTTGGCTTATCGGCCAGCGTCCATTGCCGGTCTGCGGTCGGCAGGCCGTGTCGCCCGACATTGCCAACGCAATCGATGAGCGTTGCCTCTTGGCATTTCCACGGACGGAGAATGCGACCGATT